TCTGGTTTGGCTGCAACTGAAGTCCAAACCGCAATAGATCTTTTAGAGGATGAAATTGATGCGGTTAGCTCTGGCGCTTCTGATGGGGTCGCAACGGGAGGGACTTTGGATGTAGCTAATGAGGAAATTGATGTTGTAGTAGCATCTCCGGGCAGTAATTTTTCTATCGACTTAGATTTATTGCCCACAATATCCGGATTCAGCGGATGGGACACAGATCAAAGTGATGATTTTGACGGAGCCTGGAGCAGCCTTACAGGGATCCCGGCCGGATTTGCCGATGGAGTAGACGCCCGGTTAACATCCGGCGCCGTTGACCTTGTTAACGATCAATTGTTTTTTTCCGGGTTTGGTGCAGGTTTTACCGTGCCTTTAAATACAATCGACCAGCTAAATGTATTTAATGCTTGGGACAAAAATGCAGCTGACGATTTTGACGGAGCCTGGAGCAGCCTTACAGGCATTCCGGCCGGATTTGCCGATGGAGTAGACAATGTAGGCAGTGGCCCTACAGATGAAGAAGTGGAGGATTTAGTCGGGCCTATGTTCACGACATCAACAGGTCACACACGCGGGTTTTCATTCACGTATGATGATATCAACTCTCAAATAGACGTTGACCATGTTGGTGAGCACTTACAACTATTGAATTTCACGCCAACATATTATACGAGGGTTACAGATGGAATTGATTTTCCATTTGCGGTGGACCTGGGCTCGCATTTGAATGGCATTGACCTCATGTTTGAAGAAGTGATTCCAGATGCTGCCTTTATATCAACGACATCGACAATTGATGCTGGAAATGAAAGCTCACATTTTCAGGTTGTAGACATGACGGGCGTAAGCAGCAAAAGCCTTACGTTTTCTAATATCCCCAATGGCGGTGCGGTCATTTTGTTATTCATCAATGCTGATAATACCGATACAATCACTTGGCCTTCTACTGTGAAGTGGGAAACAGGGGCAGGCGTAGCCACTGATTTTTTAAGTACGGGAAGGCGTATGATACAACTAATCCATGATGGGACTGACTATTGGGTTCCAGGAGGATATTAAAACCATGTGTATGAAAGCTTTACTTTTTGCATTGATTTTTGCGCTGCCGAGCTTTTGCAGCGCTCAATACTATGGGTTGCTCTACACTCCAGCAGATAATCAAATCACTTATGATCCAGATTTTGATGCTGTGATAAGTGAGGCAACCGCTCAAGGTTATACTTTGCCAAGTTTGCCGCAGCAAGCATTGATGAATCAGATTGTGATCGATTTGAAAGCTGACGGAATATGGAGCAAGCTGGATTTTTTCGCGCTTTTTGAGAATGATGGAAGCTTCCAATTTGGCTGGATTAATTGGGTTGATCCAACAGGCACAAAGGCGCAGCATGTGGGGAGTCCCACTTGGGTATCTAATGAAGGGTATACATCGTTAGATGATGCGAATTACTATGACACCAACTTCAACATGGCAGCAGCTGCACAAGCGAGTCAGACCAATGCAACTGCAGGTGCGTATGTAGATCACATCCAGACGACAAGCAATTCAAGTTTTCTATTCGGCGCTGTCAATGGAAGTAATAATGGAACGGCAATCCGTTTCCGTTCAGGCACAAGTGAGCAGTTTGGACTTAATACGATTGGGAATATCTATGAGATGGGCGTTTCGCCTCGAGGCGAAACGACTTTTGTCTTGACGCAAACGTCCGGCGACCTTGAGCTTTTTGTCGGGGGATCTTTAGAACACGATTTTCTAAGCACCAGCACAATCACGCCTTTAAGCTTTGATCTTTTCGTCGGAGCGATCAATTTTAACTCTACACCATTCGGCAGCAATAACGCCGGAGATTTCCATATCAAGGCTTTTTTTGCAGGCAGCCATTTAACCAATGCAGAAGTGGCAGATTTAGATGCGGCGCTTGATTCATATTTTCAAAACAATTAGCATGAAATTCTCACAAAAATTAATCAATGCGATATTGTTCGCATTACTCGCAGCACTTGGCTTTTCAGAGTACCAAGGCCATCAGCAACCTGAAATGACTTTTGCTAAGCAAGCACCAGCGCCTGGAGAGCAATCTGAACAACCTGAGCTAGTGCCGTACCAAGTTGACGAAGGGGGCACTATACTAGATGGCGAAGATATACCAACCTGGTACTGCTGGCTCAGCTACTGGGTGCCGACAAAGCAAGAGCCGGGCCCTGGAGTGCCAGCTGATGGGAGGGTTTTATCTTATCACTACCACCCCAACCGGTTCAAGCTCGTACAAAAAGAGAAGCCTACGCCGGAAGATTTTATTGGCGCGAATGGGTTGTATGTGCCTTTCAACCTGAGGAATATACCAGGCGTAGACCCCAGCCAAATTGAGCTGGCGGGCATTTATTCGGTGAAGGTGGCTACGCCGTTTCAGTGATGAATCAATTACTTGTCCTACACATCACTTACGAATCAATCTATCATTGTACCGAATCTATCATTGTACCGAATCGAGTTATTGACTAATCGAAAGAATCATGCCTCAACCAGTCAGATGGCTTAAAAGCCAGCCCGTTACACTTAGTTTCGAAGAAGGGCAGATCGATGCCGAGAATGGCATCATCCGTGATGTGGTCATGTGCCAGGCGGGACCGGCTAAAGGTCACGGTATTCATCTGGAGGAAAGTTTTGTGCAGCAGCTGGTGGCTTATGACCAGAAGTATTACAACGAAGGCAATGGGTTGAAGGCTCGATTCGGCCACCCAGCCTTGAGCGATACGACTATGGGCAGCCAAATGGGCTATTTCAAGAACTTTCGCTTCCAGGAAGGAAAAGGTATTGCAGATTTGCACTTGCTTGATTCTGCAGAAATGAGCCCGAAAGCGCCACAGATGCGCAGCTGGATGCTCAGTATGGCTCAGGAAGCCACTGACTTTGTGATGTCTTCCATCGTTTTTCAGCCATCTGGTCATTATCAATATGATCCTGAGACTGGAGCAAGGGTTGAACTGGAGACCAACAGATGGGGAGAGCCTCGTGTGAAATATGAAGGAGAACGTGTCTACGTTGACTTCAATGAAGAAAAAGGTGCTCGTCACTACTACACCGACCTTGTAGAAGCCGGTGCCGCTACCAACAACCTGTTCTCTCAACAATTCAACCGCGACAAATTCGCTGTACGCACTATTGAATGGCTGCAGGAAAACGAAGACATCCTCTCCTTCATTAAGCAAGAGCCTGGCAAGATCGTAGAAATGTGCGAGAAGCTGGGCGTAGACCTGCCAAAGCCAAAGATCACTTTTGGCGACAAGATCACTGCACTCAAGAATTGGCTGAACGGCCAGGAAGAGCCAGCCCAAAACTGGGAAGAGCAACTCCAAAGCCTGAAAGCAGAACACGATAAAGCCCTCTCAGAATTACGTAGCGCCCACGAAGAGATTAAGGATCTACAGGCCCAGCATACGGCACTCATAGACGATAAAGATGCGGAAATCAAAGCCTTGAAGAAGAAGCATCTGGCTGCTATTACTGAGTATGAAGGTACGCAGCCTCACACATCTGATAATCCATTGATTTGCGAACTGACCCGCATGGCAATGAAAAAAACTAAGAAGTAATGGCAGATAGCATTAACAGATCGGCCCTTGAAGCGCTGCGTGCTTATGTAGAACAGCAGTCTGATACCATCATGGAGCTGACGCTTCGTGGAGCGCCCTCCCTGCAGTACATGACGCCTGTACCGGGCGTTACCGGCGAACGCCTCCTGGAATGGGCTCAGGTGAATGACCTTATCAAGCCCTGGGCAGCGGCTTTTGCTCCGGATGCTGATACCATCGAACGCACCCCTATCCGGGTACGCTCTTACTTCCAGAAGGCAGAGCTGCAGTTCACTCCAAAGCAGGATTTCTTCAACTATAAGGGCTACCTGGCGAAGACCAAGATGAGCGCTGAAGATTATCCTTTTGCGCAGTGGTGCATGGACAAAGCGACCAAGCGGATTCGCACCCAAATGGAATTCCAGCAGCTGTTCACCGGCGACCGTGTGGACCCACCCACTGCTGCCGATGAGATGTTCAATGGCCTGCTGACGCTGATTGCCGATGACTTGGCAGCCGGTACACCAGTACTCACGCCGGTCACCACCGGTGCGCTGGTTTCTTCCACTATCATCGACCAAATCGAGCAGATGGATGACGCCATCGACGAAGAGTACCGCTCCGGCACTATGCGGATGTACTGCGCTCCAGAGGTTTTCCGGATGTACCGTCGCAAGTACCGGGCTGAGGCGGGCTTCATCCCTATGAATGAGACCACCGACACCATGAATGAGATCATGATCGATGGCTCTATGACCATGCTGACCTCCTGCCCGGGCATGACCGGCAGCCAGCGTCTCATCCTGACGCCGGAAGAGAACGTGTACTACGCCTACGATGGCGAGTCTGATACGGAAGTGTGGGAATTTGAAACCGACCACCGTAACCTGGACGCTTGGTGCGACCACTGGTTTGGTGCGGGGTTCTTCATCTTCGACCCGCGTATCCTGTACGTCAACGACCAGGCGTAATCAACCCCATTTTCTAACTGCAATAAATACCATGATATCATGGCAGATGATAAAATGACCCTCGAGGGCGCATACGAAGAACTGAAAGCTGAATTGGCAGAGCTAAAGGCTCAGTTTACTGAGCTGCATGACAATCACCAGCAGCTGCAAGAAGCTTTTGAATCTCAGAAATCCGTTTCCTCAGTGCAAGCAGGCGGCAAAGCTGAAAAAAACACTCGAGTAAAGCCTCCTGAGAAGACTTTCAAATACAATGGGAAAACCTATGCGATTGTAGTCGGGGAATACATTAACCCATCAGGAAAAAGAGTTCCTGCAGCTACTATTCTTGATGACAAAGCTGAGCAAGAGCGCTTAGTAGAAATCAAGAGTGGCATCCTAAAGGAAGTCAAGTAAAGAACCAGGTTTTTAAACTCTCAAAGATTCAGATATGAGCGCTTTTCAAGGCACATGCTGCGGCGGACTAGAGGCGATTTCAAAATTTTGCGAGCAGTACGCGCTCGGACTATCGAACGTGGTCCACATCGCCGAAGCTTGCGACCTCGAGTCTATCCCAGCCCCAGACGTTGACACCCACACCATCAGCTCTGATGTGGTGATGGATGCCAGCAAGGTTTTCTATCAGTGGGTGCTGGGTGATGTAGACCTGGAATTTACTTACGCCAGTGTGGGCATCGTAGGCAGCCAGAGTTACCAGAATACCGTGACCGTGTTCATCCCCATCCAACGGGACGCGATTGAGCACCAGCTGAACAGCATCATCAACGGTGAGTTTATCCTGGAATTTGGTGACAAGCAAGGGGCTCGCAGACTGGCTGGAAATGAAAACAGCCCGATGCGGATCCCAGAAGGTGGAGTTCAAGGTGTGATCAACGGAGAGCGGAACGGCACGACCGTAACGTTCCAGAATGTTTCGGGAACACCTTATTTCTACACCGGCGCCATTCCGCTTACGGCTGTGTAAGGTTTATTCATTTGATCTATAATTTGTTACGCATCCGGGGGGCTAAGGCCCCCTGCTTTCAAAATCAGTTGCCATGGGTACCCAAGTTTCGCTAGACAAAGCGTCATCATACGAATACGTAGGAGAACTACAGACTAATGTCATTTACCGGCAAGGCCGAGTGTACAAGCTGCACGAGCTGACCGATAAGAAAATCAAACGGCTCCTGGAGCAGGATGAGGCGTACTGGAGTAACCATTTCCAGCTGAAAAGCGGCTCGTCCAAATCTACGCCCACGCCGCCGCCGGCCAAAAAAGACAAGTAAGGCTCAAGCTTTGATTAATCCTCGTTGAAAGCCCTGCAGGCATCATGCCTGTCAGGGCTTTTCTGTGCTACAGACAGAATTGGACAGGGCTTAGATTGCAGCCATGGAAGAAATTGCAATGTACCTGGCTCTGCCAAAACAGGAAAGGCTGTACAGCGTCGGATTGGCGCTTTTTGAGCAGTACGGCGCTGCACTGAAGCCAGATGTCTGGAAAAAGCTCAAAGTAGGGCCCATGGGTCGCAACCGGCAGTTGCTGGAGGAAGAGCTGAGCCAACTGAAGGTGTCTGGCGTAGAAGCGGCACCAAAGCTGGATGTGAAGGTGATTCCGGCTCCGGCGCTCAAAAACGCCCAAGAAGAAGGAGATTATGAGTACGAGCTATTGACTCAAAAGCGAAAGCTGCTCCTGGAGCGTATGCAACATAGCCAAAGCTTCCATAATTGCAACAGCGACGAAGAGCGCGCCATGGTCTGCGATTCGATCCGGGAAGTCAACAAAGAACTGCAGGAAGTCGAAGGCAACCTGGCTTACTTTAAGCGCTACAAAAAGCCCCCGCCTGCCCCGGAGCCCAAAACCTTTGTGCTGCCTGATACAGATGAAGACCTCGCTGCCGAGCAGCAGCGATGCCGCAGCAACATCCTGAAGGTTGAAAAGCGCATTGAGTACCTCCTATCCTTACCGGAAAACAGCTCCAAGCGCTCCAAACTGCCAGAAAAGCAAGATCAGCTAAGAGAGCTGGTCATCAAGGTGGAGCTGATTATTCAAAAACGTAAAAAATTAAAGCGTGAGCAAGAAGAAAACTGAGAAGATATTGCCTCCCGAGGTTGCCGAAGAATTGACCCAGATCGAGCGCCTGGTAGCTCACATCGATAATGGTTATGCGCTCCTGGACGAAGACCGCGAACGTATGGAGGTATTGGGCCAGTGCTTCCGGATTATTTACGATTGCGAAAGCCCGGAAAAGGCGCGCAGAAAGATGATGGCGTTTTTTAGCTCTGATATCGACCTCGCTAAGCTGGTGGATGATACCACCTTGGTATTTGGCGACTTTTTCAAGATCAACAAGGACGCCCTGAGGGTCATTCAGGAAAAACGGCACTTGGATGTCTACCGCATGGCTATTTCCGCAGAAAATTACGATGCGGCAGAACGCGCGCTTGCGGCCATCGATAAGCTTTACTTGCTCTACGACAAGAACGATACGGAGCCCTACAAAGACACCAAATTGCCAGTCGTGCGCCGTACCAGCGACCCGAAAGCCTTCCACGAACAGCAAAAACGATTGATGGGGAATGCGTGATGAAGTAGAGCTGTATTACAACGAAAAGCAGATCCAGCATCTGGACATGCTTGGAAATGAGCCGGGAATGATCAAAACCTTTCTTGGTGGGCGGGGATCCGGAAAAACCCGCTGCATTCCGGAGGATATCAAGGACCGTGCAGCGAATCTTCCAAAAGGGCGAATATTCCTGCTCTCCTGGAGCTTTGATATGATCGCGAAGAACGTAATGCCGGAACTGCGCGAAGTATTCTCCCTGCATGGGCTGAAAGAAGGGATTCACTTTGTCGTAGACAAAAAACCGCCCCCTCACTTCGACCTGCCATACAAACGCCTGGAAAATCCTGAACATAGCATCAGCTTCGTTAATGGATTTGCAGTGCAGTTTTTGACTGTAGCCAGGAAAGCCGAGCGGAACCGCGGGCCCAGCTATGACGGGGGCATCATTGATGAGGCACTGCTTATTACACAGTATCAGTTTGACAGCATCATCTACCCTACTGTACGAGGATATGATTTTTGGGGCGGCAACCCGTACTTCAAAATGGTAAGTATCTACAGCTCACAGCCGCGTACCGCCTCGGGCCGGTGGTTTCTGCGTTACAAAGCATTGGCAGAGAAATTCCCAGGCAAATACGGATTTACTGAAGCAACCGCATTTGATAACCTGGAGGTGCTGGGCGAGGACTATGTCAGCAACCAAAAGGCTGTCCTGGGCTATGCGGACTTCCAGATTGAGATCATGAACAAAGGCTCTGTCAGCAATATTCCAGAGTCTTTTTATCATAAGTACTACCGCGACAAGCACAACTACACCGCTGCTCATATAGATGTAGACTGCAATAAGCACACTGGCCTGGAGCTCTCATTCGACTTTGGTGGCCGATACTCCTGCTTCACCCTTAGCCAGGAGAACAACGGCACCGAGTACATCCTACAAGAGTACGACACCAATCAGATTGCCGAGCATGATCGCCAGGCTGGCAAGATCAAGAAGCTGCCCGATATCGTACAGGACTTCATCAAGGACTTCAAGGGGCACGGGCACAAGCATGTGAAGATATGGGGCGACCGCCAGGGCCTGGACCGTAACCCCACCGATGACCGCAACTACTACGAACAGATCCGCGATTGGCTCACGGCAGCAGGCTGGGAAGTAGAGCTGATGGTCAACTACACCCATAGCGCACTGCACAAGAGCCGGTGGAGCTTCATGAACTCGGTATTCGAAGAGAACATCGATGATTACCCCCGCGTCCGGATCAACGCGGCCAGGTGCCCGAACCTGGTCATCTCCATTGAGACCACCAGAGTCACTGATGACTTCAAGAAGGACAAGAAGGATGAGCGCAACCAAGAGTTCAATCAGTCCCACGCCCCCCACCTCACCGACACGCTTGACTACAAGCTATTCAATAAGTACTTCTACCTGCTGGACGACAGCGATGCGAGTGCCGCGATCGAGTCCGGCATCGATGCCGTGTGACAGCTAGGCCGGCCAGCATATTTTAAGGCTCGGCTGGCCATTATTGTCCAAATCGCGAAAGGCGCGCCCCTCCACCATGCGGGAACGAAGTTCCCTTAAAAAAATGCCCTGAGCTAACCGTTTGACGGTCAGGGCTTATTCCTTGTCCTATTGCTGCCGGTTGGATAAGCTCATTTTGTGAGCATGAACGCTGGTGAAATTCATATCAATGAGGTACTCGCCCTGATCGAAACAGTTGCCGAAGATGGCAGCCAGTACACCTTCTCTATCGACTTTGTGCGAGACAGGAAAGGGCGATCCGGGCCCAAGGGCAGCATCAAGCACATCCCGCTGGCCAGGAAAGGAGTACGGACGAGCCGGAGAAACCGCAAGCGAAAAGGCAGCGCTCCTACTCCGGAGAAATGGCAGTTCAAAAAATACGGCGGTATCCCCATCATCGATATGAACACGGACGAGCTGATCACACCAAAGTTCACGCACATCATTGGGTTCAACGGGCAAAAAGTAAGGCACTATGGCAAGTGATCTGGAGGCACAATCTATAAACTACGGCGGAGACGAATTGGCGATAATAGGCGGTGGCCAGGTCGTTGTCCACTTCGAAGGGACGAAACGGGAAAAGGTCGCCTACGGTACGTACAAGACTGAAGACGGCTACCGGCGCAGCATCGTATTCTGGGGCGATTACAACAACCACCCAGACTACCGCGAGCTGCTGATCGAGAACAACAACATCGTCCCTCAGCTCATTGCGACCAAAAGGGATATCATCCTGGGCGGTGGACTGATGGCTTACCAGGAAAGAATTGAGGATGGCAAGATCATCAAGGACGAAGTGATGATGCCCACGGAGTTTTCGGACTGGCTGGAGGAATACGTCTACGAACCAGACTTTCTGGAAGTCCAGACCAACAACCTGCTCAAGCACGGCAACTTCTTCACGGAATTCATACGCAACGGTGAAGATGAAATCGCAGCCATGAAAGCCCATGAATGCCGCTACGCACGGGCAGAGAAGCAGGATGAAAAAGGACGCATCAACAACTACTACCTCTACAGCCGCTGGGGCAAAACCAGGAACCTGCAACGCCTCATGGAGAAGCAGGAGATTCGCCGGATACCTGCTTACGACAAGAGTAAGAACCAGCCCAAGTTCATGACCCAGCATGCCGACAGGCTGCTCGGTGGGCCTTACTACTACGCTCCACACTGGGAAGGCAGCCTGATTTGGATTCAGCTGTCCAACCTCATCCCCCAGTTCCACCTGGCCAATATCGAAAACGGCTACAGTATCCGCTACCTCATCAAGGTGCCACAGGACTACTACTTCAAAAGCCTGAGCGAAGCAAAGCGCAAGGACGAAAAGAACCTCACACAGAACCTCCTGGAGGCTAAGGAAAACTTCAAGCGCCGCTTGAACAAGTTCCTGACCGGCGCAGACAACGCAGGCAGAGGGCTCATTGTGACCAAGCACCTGTACAACCACCTGCAGAAAGAATCGCCTGAGATTGAAATACTGCCCCTCAAGGTAGACCTCAAGGATGAGGCCATGCTCAAGCTATTCGAATCTTCCAACACCGCCAACACCTCCGCCCACGGCACCCCTCCGGCTTTGGCTGGCATCGCCACCGGCGCGAAGATGACCTCCGGCAGCGAGATCCGGAACCTCTACAATTTCTACCAGCTCGCCGCAACCAAGTCCGCCAGGAAGCAGCTAATCAAGCCGCTGCACCTCAAGCTGCGCAGCATGGGGAACCGTGACATTAAGCTGGGCTTCAAAAACATCATGCTGGAGACCACAGACAAAAACCCCAATGGCGTAACCCAACCAATAACTGAAGAATGAGCTTATTCAAAATCACCACATCACCGGCGCCCAATAATCCTGTAGTTGGAGATACAGAGTTCAAAGACTTTTACCCTTCCGTCAACAAGAACATGGATTGGTGTACGCTCAAATCCTACATCGAGCAAGCCGAGCTGAACCACATCATCCCTGCCATCTCCCAGGCTTTTTTTGATGCGCTCAACACCGAATACCAGAACGATGGCTCTATCGCCAATGAAGAAAAAGCCGCCGCCTTCCGGCTCCTCCGGTTCGCCCTGGCCTACTACACCATTTACGATGCCCTGCCGGAGCTGGGCGCGCGCATAGCCGATGCAGGCACCACCGAAAACAACAACCAGGACACCATGCCCATCCGGCAATGGGTCTACAAAGAAACCCGGTGGAATGTCTACCAAAAAGCCTACCGGTACCTGGACATGGCCCTGGCGCTCATGGAAGACTACATCAATGCAGGCAGCACCAACTTTGATGAATTCAAATTGAGCAGCGCGTACACCGAAGCCAAAGAACTACTCATCCCCAACGCCACACAGTTCCAGCAGTACTACAACATCGGCTCCAGCCGCTACACCTTCGTCGCGCTCCAGCCCTCCATCCGGAAAGCACAGCAGCGCCATATCAAGCCTTTGCTGTGCGAGCTCTACGATGAGCTGGTAGAAGAGTTCAAAAGCAGCAGCCTGAGCGATGCCAACGAAGCCCTCCTCCCCTACGTGCAGCAAATCCTGGCTGAGTACGTCATTATGGAAAGCATCCCGGATATCAACTGGCTCAACGATGGAAAGACCTGGAAAGTAGTGGACGAGCCAACCCTATCATCCTTATCCATACAGACCATACAGAACTCCCTGCAGCAGCTGCAAAGCAAAGCCGAAACCAATGCCGCTGCATTCAAGGTTCAGCTCGAGAACTTCCTCTACCAGAACCTGGACGACTACCCCACTTACAAAGATTCTGATTGCAACCAGATAGCCGAAGACGATGACGAAGAAATTCTAGATGACGATTGCCTGGGCAGAGACGATTGTATCCCTCCAGGCGCTGTCATTATTTAATCACTGACCCCCCACCATGAACACAGGAAATATTGATAATGTCATTCGAAGATTTAATTATGGAAATGGTCGCCAGTAAAAGCATCAAAATCAGCTTCTCTCTTCTGGTTTCATTCCTGGCGCATAGCGTCGTGCCTATCGCCGGGTTTATTGTCACCGGCAGCATCCTTGTCGTTGCAGACTTGGTCACCGGTATTATAGCCGCCCAAAAAAAGAAAGAGCCTATTCACAGCAACGGGCTAAGGCGTACCGTCACCAAGATCGTCAGCTATATGGCTGCCGTGCTCCTGGGGCACATCGTGCAGCAGGTATACCTGCCCAGCGTCCCGATCGTCTACGCCATCAGCCTCTACATCGCACTGATAGAATTTAAGAGCAACCTGGAAAACCTCAGCATCATCACCGGCACCGACATAGGCAAAGCCGTGTGGGGACTGATTCAATCCAAGCTGCCCAAGATCAAGTAATTACTCATCATCTTTTAAACCTTGAATTCATGCAAACTTTAGATTACAGAGCGCCCATCCGCGGGATTGCCAAAATGATCCTCAAGCTCCTCACTCAGCTGGCAGCTATGTTTGCCAAGCAGATCAAAGACCTGGAGCTCCGCCTTATGGCTACCGGCATCCTGGAAGGTGCCGGCCAGGCCGTCGAAGTCCTCAGCGATGCCGACCCCAATGACCGCGAGCAGCTGCGCGCTATCCTCAATCAGCTCATCAACCGACCCGAGTTTTCCAACTCTGCCAAAACCGAGCTGATGACTCAGATTGCCAAGCTGTCCAACGAGCAAGTCCGGGCCACGCTGGCCATTATCAACGAGAACACCATCCCAATTGCCGACCTGCTCACCGATGAGAACGAAGACAACTCCGAGCAGATCCGCGAATACCTGGTGGTGCAGCTGCAAAGCCCGGACGGCATCGCCTTCTTCAACAACCTGCTCGCCATCATCCTGCCCAAGCTGTACGCCGATACGCTTACGCTGATCATCGTGCAGGCCCTCATCGCATTCCTCGAAGAGGATAGCGAAGCCGATGAAGACAAACAAGCGGTCATTATGCGCCTGCGCGCCACCGCGCAAGCCTACGACATGGCTGCCTAACGAGTGTTTTCTCATATAGTATGTTTGTTTTGGAAGCCTGGCCAATCAGCCGGGCTTCTTTGTTCTACCCTACCCCTGCCTCTTGGAGTACCTTCCAACCATGGATGGCAAATTCGACAAAGTAACACTAGAGGCTATTGAGCAAGTCGCGGAGGCATTCGGCATGGAAACCCTGCGCATGCTCATTGGGCGCATCAACAAAGAAGGGCTGGTCAACACCCGGGGGCTCATCCACTCCCTGGGCTACGATACCCGCAACGACCTGTCCAAAGTCGTATTCAGCATGCGGTGGGCATTTGAAGAATACGGGCGTTTCCAGGACTTAAAGAAGCACACCTACACCGCCCAGCCGCCTATTGATGAGATTGTCGCATGGGTAGAAAAGAAAGGGCTTGCCGCATTTGGCGAAGACCCCCGCCCGTACAAAAACAAAGTCAAAAGCGATGCCCGGCGCATGAATGAGATTGCCTGGGGCTTCGCCAGAAAGACCGCATCCAACCCGCGGTACCGCAAGCGCACCAAGTGGTTCAATGATGTTTTCTACCGCAACCTGTCCGCCCTCCAGGAAGAACTCCTGCTGGCAACCGGCGATGTGGCTATAGAGCAGATGAAGCAAAGCTTACTCAACCGCCTGAAAACAGGCCCTACTACACGACTTTTCTAACAATTAAGCCATGGCAATACGTAGAGACAACGTCCAGCTCGTACTGGAAATAGAAGCGCAAGATGGAGTTCGAGCTTATCAAAAGCTGCTCGATGAGTCGAAAAAGGTGACCAACCAAATGCGGAACCTGAAACGAGCTGGCAAGGAAAACAGCGAAGAGTTCAAGCAGCTCCAAAAAAGAGCCAGTGAGCTTAATCAAGAAATGAATGAGCTGGGCGGTGCCGGTGCCAACATGGCGCAGCTGATCACCCGGTCCAAGCAGTTAAACCAAGAGCTAAAAAGCTTAGTCCCTGGCACCAAGCGTTTCATTGAGGTAACCGAAGAACTCAAGCAAGTCAACAGCAGGCTCAAGGATATTAGGGAACAAACCCGAGGTGTAAGCAGTGAGCTGGAGGAAATGCGGATTGCGGGGATTAAGGTGCCGCCTGCTTTTGTGAAGATTGGCAATGCAATGCAGATGGCGATGAAAGCATTCTTTGCGCTTCAAATTATCCAGTACGTAATAGACTGGGCAAACCAGATCAATGAGCTGACCAAGGAATACCAAAAGCTAAGAGGCCAAATAGAGCAGACTACGGGTGCAGCTGGTTCCGAGCTGGATAACTACACTGTTCAGCTTTCTGCAATCAGCAAAACATTCAATGTAGAGAATCAGGAAATTATCAATGCGGCAACAGCGCTGACCAAACAGCTAACCGGAGACTTTGGCGAATCGCTTAGATTGATTGAGCAGGGCTTTTTGGCTGGCGCAGATCGAGGTGGGGATTTTCTTGACCAAGTCAAGGAGTATCCTACTTTCTTCCGTGAGGCAGGGCTGAGCGGAGAGCAAATGATCGCTACGATTTCACAAGGTGTTCAAGAAGGAGTCTTCTCCGATAAAGGTCCAGATTTGATAAAAGAGTTTACTCTAAGGGTTCGCGAGCTGACACCTGCTACACAAAAAGCGCTTCAAGGCATAGGAATCACATCTGAAGAGATACGGAAGAAAATTGATGAAGACGGTATTGGTGGAGCATTCGAGTTGGTACAACAAAAGCTTAGAGCTATTGAAGATACCGCTCCGGAAACAGGCGCTGCATTAGCTGATATATTTGGAGGCCCTGGAGAAGATGCCGGTATCCAGTTTATCGAAAATTTGCAGCTGGCTAATGTGACGATGGAAGACCTGACTGATTCAGGCAATGAATACCTCAATGTCTTGCGCGAAAACTATGAAGCCAACGAAGAACTGGCAGTCGCACAAAACCGACTCACCAAGGCTACCTCAGCTTTCTCGACATTTATGGGCACTACGATTACTCGTGTCAAAACTTTCTTCCTTAATGTCACGGCAGATGTGTTCGAGTTTTTTCAAAAGCTACCAGCTACGGGGCAAGGCGTTCAAGCAGCATTTCAGGCAATTGTCAATAATATTGTCAATTTCTTTGCGCGAGCTCGAACATCAATTGAAATCACTTTAAAGCGAATAAAAAAACTCAACCCTTTTGGGAAAACCTCAGCTCAGCTTGATCAGGAAATTGCAAACCTTGAGAAGAAAAAAACCGACATGAAAGAGGGGGTCGAAGGGGTTATGGAAGCTTACCGAGAAGCTTACTTGCAAGGTATCGAAAAGATTGAACGTGACCAGGCTATTGCTGATGCATTTCTAAATACACAAAACTCTAATCCGGATAACGATCCTGACCCTACAACAACACCTAACCCAAAACCTTCTGCCGCAAAAAGACCTGAAGTTGAACGAGAAAAGGTTTCCGCAATCAACATAGGCGATGAAGACGTAGACAGCGAAATCGTAGACAACGCCTTTGCCTCCGAGCAGGAGTTACTCAAGAACCGGTTCCTCCAGGCACTGATGACCGAGCAAGAATACTACGATCAGCGCTATGAGTTACAGCAGCAAGACTATGAGCGAAGGCTTGATTTTTTGCGCGAAAAATTTGGCGAAGAAAGTGCAGCCTATGTTCAGCTGGAGAATGAGAAGCTGGAGAAGCAAAAAGACTATGAGATGCAGCGCCAGGAACTCACCCGGCGTACCGAAGACATCCGGGCACAGTTGATGCGGGAAGGAGTAAATGCTGTAAGCGATTTAGTAGGAGCCACCATAGATTTACTCGGGCAGGAAGATGATGAGCGCAAAAAGAACAGCCTTGCGCTAAAAGCCTTCTCAGCTGGCAAAGTCCTTATCGACACCCAGGAAGCCATCATGGCGATCATTAAGAATGCAGAGGCTAACCCTCAAAACATCCTTTTCCCAGCTGCAGGTAAAATCATTTCGGGCATCAAGATTGCAGCCGTTAGTGCGAAATCATTAGCCGCATTGAATAAGATTAGAGGTACCAGCTTTTATAGTGGCGGCCATACCGGCGACAAAGTCATCATGCCCGATGCCTACGGCGGCATCGTCGGAGCCGTCCACAAAAACGAATGGGTAGCGCCGGACTGGATGACCGGGCACCCAGTGTACGGTCAGACTATCGGCTGGCTCGAAGCTATGCGGCAGCGCGGGTTCAAAGACGGAGGCTTTACCACCATCAACACTACCCCTACCCTGCCGGTCAGCAATACCCTGGGCACCGCCCCCGACGAATCCCGGGAATTGATGATGATGTTCCTCAAGGGTAATGACCAGCTCATCAAAGCCATACAGCGCAAACGCTTTGAGGTGACCACCGGGCAGATCAGAGACGGCCTGCAGGAAGAAGATGAGCTCGACCGCAACAGCGGCTTCTAAAAACCGTGTTTCTTAATTGTGTGATTTTTCGCCCTGGGCATTCGCCCGGGGCTTTTTTGCAACCACCCCTATTTCTGTGACATAATAAATTGATAGAACTTAAAGCAGGTTGTTCTTAAACCGGTCTTTGATCCGCTTATTCACCTTCTTTTTGTGACGGTACTTGAGCGTCATATCAGGCGTATGGTGGCCAGCCTGGTCCTGCACCGCCAGGATATTCATATCATCCATCTCCAGGGCATCCGTGATACCGGTATCTTTCCAGCTGTACCAATGCAATCCAGAAATATCTACCAACAGACCCTCCTTTTGCATGCGAAGCAGAATACGCCGGTGCCGTTTGCCCATCGTATTTTTATTGCAAGGCTTTGGCCGTCCAGGCTTGAAGCCCTCACCAAAGACATAGAACTTCATCGGGATCCGGTCGATAAACACAGGGTCGAAATAGTGCAGGAAGTCAGCCGGGATAGTCACATATCTGGTTTTCTTCGTCTTCGCCTTACTGCTGGGTATCGTTACCATGCCATTCTCCAGATCAATATCCTCCCTCATCAGCCGCATAATCTCTGAAGGGCGCATGAAGCAGCAATATTCCAGCAGCAGCGCATAAAACAGCAGCTGGCTTTCTTCCCGGATGCGAGTGATGACCAGGCGCGCCTCCCGGGGCGTAAAGTTCCGGCGCTGCTTTTCCGGCTTATCCATATACGGTATCTCCGTAAACGGGCTTGCATCGATATACTCCTTCCGGACCAGCTCATTGAAGATAGCCCGCATGTAACGCAGGTTATTATTGTAGGCATAGGCCCCCAGGTCACGGTCTACCAGGCAACTATCCATATAGCCAGCCGCATGGCGGCGGGTGATGGCATTCACTTCCAGCCGGTCCCACCGGTGCTTGCGCAAATACAGTATGAAGAACTTAGCCGTTGAGCCGTAGGAGCGCATCGTGTCTTTGCGGGTAGTCTTCGACTTCAGCTGAAGGATGTAATCCACCGCCTCCACCACATTCGTTTTTCCCAAGTGGTCTTGTTGACTCTCCAGGAGCGCGCTGTTCGGCACCTTGCCCTCCTCAAACAAAGAGATAGGCCGACCCTGCTCCAGCCACCAGGTCAGTTTATCCACAATCTCCTGCCCTCTCTTTTCGCGAGTAGGCACATCCTTGATTCTGTTAAGATTGAAAGTGAAGCGGAAGCGCTCACGCAGCTTCGTGATGTCGTTGATGGCATACAAAACGATGTACCACCGATTGTTTCCCTTGACGAGCCGGGGCGGCTCCCATGTGGGCAAAAAGTTTTTTTTCAT